GTCTTCTTCATGTCTCCTCCTCCCGGTTATAGAGCAGATCCAGTTTCCACTGGTCTCCGATCCGAGCCGAGCTCAGCCATGCCAGCTCTGCCAATGTGCACTGGTGGAGATGTCAACATGTTGCCCAAAGATCCTGGACCTATTCGTCGCGCGATTAGTTGGGCAACAAATTTCGGTCAACGTTTGTTCATTCTGCCAGGTGAAAGCAGAGAACTTTTGTTGCATCGAGCTATTGCGTCAGTCGCTTCAAGCTTCATCTACCGCCTCCGTTTCCTCGGTGGTGAGCACACTGAGCTATTCGATTGTCGCGACCTGGTCTCAGGACCCAAGTGCTTCGTTTTGCAGAGTCTCAATTGTATCGGCGCATGGACGATTTATCGTGCAGCGTACTATGCATCGGTCTTACTGCGTTGCGCTTGGACAGTTCCTTTCTGGCGATTTAGTACAATGGAACAGTACCGCCGGTTTGTACTCTCAAAGTTTCTTGAACTTGTTACCGTGCGCGGACCCAGCTCCGCCACCGTACGCACCGTCTTTTCCGACAAATTAATGCCAGCTTTAAAGCTGGCACAAGGCCATTCCCACCCGATTTCAGCGGGCCAACGCTCACGTGCTAGTGATTTTTGCGTTGGAGTTTGTGAACAACTTGGGTTGCGGCCTCGGATGATCCAACAGTCGGCTTCTGATCAACGGAAGTCTATTCCCGGTACAAGGGTGACTTATTGGGCAAAGGACGCCAACGTCAAAGTGCAGCATGACGTTTTGGAGCAGTACGATTGCAATGTGATAATTGATGTTGATTATTACATGAACATGCACGAACATTTAACAAGAGAGTTTGTACCTACCCTGATTTACACTATGACCCCGGGCGCAGCTTGTGCCTCAAGGAAAGAGTATTCCTTTACTTTCAAGAAGGATAACTCACTTGAATACTGCGTCTCTGGTGGTGCCAAATATGTACATCATCTTTATGACTACGGAGCAGATTGTCTGGCCGTAGGTTGGTGGGGGCCCGCTACATCCCTGTTTGATCCCATTGTTGCAACCTATTCCGTAGATCGACGAAGTATCGACGCTGATCACAGCATCGTTTTACTGACGCCTCTGCGGTTGTATACTGGTTACGTAGCTCAGCTATTTGTTAACAGTATGGGTTTTTACGCCCTTAGTGCATTTTGCCCAGTCCAAGGCAATTTTGTGCGTATAGTTATTCAGAATGCCACTAATAATTACACTTCCACTGCTGTCGTTGGAACATTGAATTGTGCCACAATTCCGACAGAGTTAGACAATGCTATTGCTAGCACAGCCCGTCTGTTGAAGACAGATTTGGCTATTGCGACCGTTGAGTCAATGATCACGGTAGATCAAACTTCTGAAGTTTCAAAGAAGATTGCTCATATGCAAGCTATTGTATTGACTGAATACCATCGAACTAAGATTGGTGTTCCTGCTCCTTGTGTTTATCCTGTGGAACTCTCACTCAATCGATATCAATTCGAACCAAGTACTTTTGATCAAGATGCCAAGCAAAGCATGACTGCATTCATGAATCCTCTGATGAATGGAGCTTATGCCCCTGATCAAACCGCTGCTAATGAGCGGGCGGCTGTTAAAGGCCGCATTACCGATGTTAAGAGTGATGCTCAATTAACTAGTACGCAATGCCAGTACATGCGTGAGTTTGTACACCGATTAATTCCTTCCCCTCATACATTAGTCCCCACTGATGATGATGAACTCTATGAACGCCAAAATCGTCCTACCCAACGGAGAATTTTGGATGTCGCGGGGGCTAGTATGCCTCGTGACATTGGTCAGTCGTTCGTTAAGAAAGAAACCTATGATGGTCCCAAAGATCCTAGGTTAATTACCATGTTTGACGGTTGCCGCAAACGTGAGTATTCTAAGTTCATTTATGAGTTGGCTAAGGTGGTGGAACAGCATGAATGGTATGCCTTCGCAAAGACCCCGCTGGAAATTTCGGCAAGGGTTGCACTACTCGCTCAGCGAGCGAAAGTGAACTTAGGTTCTGGTGATTATTCCCGTATGGATGGTCATGTTGCACCAATTGTGCGTGAGTTTGAGAAGCTTCTCCTCATGTATGCTTTCCGCAGTGAATATGCGGAAGAGTTGTTAGAACTCTATCGTAAGCATTACAACATAACTGTCTTTGGTAAAATGTGCACCCGCTACTTTCTTGGATATGCCAGAGGTAGTGGAGGTGCAGACACAGCTTTGTTCAATACAATACTTTCTGCTTTGAATGCCTACATACACAACAGAAAGAAAGGACAAAATCCTGATGAAGCATGGGCCAATTTAGGGCTTTATGCTGGCGATGATAGTTTATCCGTAGATGTGGATCCTCCCGTCTACGTGAGATCCGCTGAGAGTCTAGGTCAAGTTGTTGATATGATAGTATATCCACATGGCTCTTCAGGCGTTGATTTTCTCGCTCGCGTATATAGTCCAAATGTGTGGTTCGGATCCCAAGATTCTATGTGTGATCTATCCAGAACCATTTCGAAGCTTCATGTTTGTGTCACATTACCACCAACGGTGACCAGTGTAGATAAGTTTGTTGAAAAGATTCGTGGTTTGAGTTATACTGATTATAACACACCAATAATTAAGGAAATTGTAGGTGCGTGGAAACGCATCGAGCCTAATGGACGAAGTCCGTTACCAGGAGCTGAACAAATAGCCTCTTGGTGGTCTCAATATGATCGCTCAGTTCAATATCCAAACCAAGACCAGGGATGGATGGATGCTCAAGCTCTGTCTGTCCTGCCCACTTTTGATCTTGGTTTATTAGTAAGACATTGTGGCATGGCCATGTGTTTGCTAGAACTAATTAAATTTCCTATCTGTGTTGAGGCTTTGGCCGTTAAGGTTCCAAAGCTCCCTTGTGTTGTTAATGGCCAATTGGTTTACCCTGTTAAACCACCAGCAATAGTTGCTGCGTTGCCGTCAGTAAAACCTGTACAAATCGCAACCAAGGTTTCAGTCTCCGTACAACCACCTGCCCATAAATCCAACAAACAAAATCAAGCTCAGAAGAAGGTCAAACTTGCTAAGAAGCCCACCTTGAAGTTAAATGCCAAGGTTAGTGCTCCCCATAGTCCCATTGGTCCGACAAGTCCTTCTTACGTTGATACTGGAAATGCCGGCTACTCACCTAGTAGTCCGGTTCAGGCTCCGCTTGTTTTAGCCTTGCAGCCTTCCAGTATACCGGATGCCCTGTCCTCATTAGCATTGGGGGCAGCTGGTTCTCCCGTCGCATAGACGGGCTCAGATGCGGTAAACACCGGGTCACCTTGGAAGGACCCGTCTCGATTTTAAATTTTGTTTACCGCATGGTTAATCGAGTTAATTTGTCTTTGTCCCGTTCACGTCGTCGTCGACCCCGTCGATCCCAGCCCCGTTCTTTGGTAACTGTTACAGCTCGTC